ATGTACCAATGAATGCACCTACACGTACTCTTTCGTTTAAGTCTTCTTGTGATTCAACGTTTGAAACGTTTACTTCACACAAGTTACAGAACTGATAAGAACGTAAAGCGATTTCGCAACATGGGTTTGTACCCCAATCTTTATCATTTGAGAAATAAATTCCAGGTTCGCCTGAATTACTTAATTCTATTTTCTTCCATAATTTAAAGAATTCTTCTTCATCAATTTTATGACGAATAACAACTGCAGAGTTATTTGCTCTACCACGTTGTGGATTCTCTTCCCACCAATTACCAAATTTACATGTTAACATTTCTTCATCATCCAAGTTGAATAATGAAATTAACGCGGCACGTCTAATACCACCACTTAATACTGCATCAGCAATATGGCAAGCCATATCATGAGCATCTAATGGGGTTAATCTATCACCATTTTTCTTTCTGTCAAGTACTTTTTGTAAGTTAAATAAACATTCTTTTAATGGTTCAGGACCAGGTGCTTTACCACCTACAGTGATTAACTGAGCACCTTTTGGTCTAATATCTCTAAAATCAAATAAAGGTAATGGAGCTCCTGTAAAATATGCTTTACAAAGCATTCTAACAGCATCAGCCCACCCTTCAATAGAATCACCAATTAGGTATCTTTTTGATTTAATAGGTATTTTAATTTCAGGTAATTGTTCAATATGATGTCTTTGAACACTATATCCAACTCCACATCCACTCAACAATAAAAACATTATTTCACTGAATGAACGCCAGTCATCAATAGGTAAAAAAGAGCAATTAAATATACGAGCATTATTAAGTTCAATGGGTTTACCTGCGAATTGTAAGCTACGCATAGATGGTAATACTTTTTTATCGTAGACCAATTTATAAGCTTCTTCGATTTCATTTTTCAATTGTGGAAATTTTTCTTGATGCATTTCCTTATTTCTTGTTACTAATTCCTCCCATGTTTCTCTTCTGTTCAGTGTGGGATTAAATTTCGCATACTTCATGTATGTCGTAATATCACTGAGAATGCCTTGCGTTACGTCCATTTTTATGACTGTTTAAAATTATTATCTACCTTATTTTATAATGCTTCCTGGATTGCCTTAATATAGGCTGATTTTGGGTTTGCCCCCATGATTTTGTTTACTACGTTTCCATTTTTTTCAATTATAACAGCAGGGATGCTAGTTATAGAATAAGCTTGAGCTATAGCCTTATTTGTATCTACGTCGATATCTATATAGTTAACTCCAGATATTTCTCCTTTTATTTGTTCGAAAACAGGAGATAATGCCTTACACGGACCGCACCATGCAGCCGAGAATTTAAGAACCTTTACCATAATATTTTTGATTTGTGGGCATAAATATAATATATACTATGATTCCATTTTAAGCTTTAAAAAATTACTTAGATGTTTTTTTTCATCTGTGCTTACTCCTCCATTAAAAGGAGTATTTACAGGTCTTGAAGAAGGATTATCCATTCCATCTTCATCCATTGCCTCTTCATCTAATTCAATATGGCCTGTAGATGTATCTATTTTAGCAAAGTATGTTGAGCCATCCATTCCATAACGATTTTTCATTATATGAAAACGACCGGTTCCATTTACTTTGTCTTGACGTTTTCTTGATAATGACATTGCGAAGTCAGTAATCATAATTTTATCATATGAACCTGCTGCTTTATCACCTTCAATAACATCATCTTTAGCGCCTGCTCTATTAACTTGGGATACTGACCAAATAGGGACATTTAGTTCACGAGCTAAACCTTTTGTAGCTAAGTATATATCATCAATTTCTTCCTTGCGTTCTTTACTATTACGTTTAGAACGAAGTAAATCTACATAGTCAATAATAACTAAATCTGGTTTATTATCTAAATCTGTTAGTTTTTGAATGTGTGATTGAATTGTTGTTATAGTTGCTTTTCCTGGCGGGTATTCTTTAATCGTAAGGGTACCTGGTAATGCAGCTACTGCTTTTTCTACATCTGCTCTAAAGCTACTAATTACATTAACTGCTTTATTGGCAAAATAAGCATCATATCGTTTACCAACATAACCTTCACTTAATTCTAAAGTGTAGTGAACTACATTATATCCTAATCTTACAGCCCAAGCACCTAAAGCAACTAAAGTCCATGACTTACCACCTCCAGGATTACCAAATATTAATCCAAAATCTCCATTACCTAAACCACCGGATAATAAATCATTAACTAAATCCCAAGGAGTAGGTACTGTTCCACGTACTTCATCTCTATATCGGGTTTCAATATCTTTGTTATATTCGTGACCTATATTTTTATCTTGACCCGCTTTTAAAGCATTATCAACAATAGTTCTAATATCATCATACATTCCCGACTGTAGGAGATCCACAGATTGGAGCAACGCTGATTTAAGTTGTTGGTTTTTGCAAAAATTACTAAATTCTTCTTCCACATATTCATTATCATCATTAGCAACTTTAAATGTTTCTTTTAACTGCTCAACAACAGTAGTTTTCAAGACGTCATTTTCAATTTTTTTTACTTCTACTTGTAGTGTTTCTAAAGTAGGTGTTGCATGATACTTATCAAAATAAGATAAGGTTGTTTTAATTATCCATTGATGTGCTTGACTATCAAAATAGTCAGGAGTAATGGTATCACGTATTGTAAGGATAAATTTTTTATTCTTTAATAGTGAATTTAAAATTTTGACTTGAAATCCAAGTCCGTACTGAGATAACTTATTAAATGCAACCATATTTTTATTTTATTTATACGATGTAAGATACGAAAAAGTATTTGATAACCAAAATTCTACATTAGGAATTGAGTTACCTAAGAAATCTTCGTTGTACATCCTTAAGAAATCTGTTCTATTCATTTTAAAGGGAGGTGTTGAAATTAATTCTTCAAGTTCAGCAACCGCCTCTTCTGTCAACACTGGATTAGTTAAATCCATTAGTTGTCTATTAATATCAAGCTGATGTTTAAAATTAACTATATTACCATACAGGGCATGTTCATTAATTTTTTGTTCAGCTGTTTCCATTACATGTTTGAAAGTGTATTTTTCATCATTAACAAACTCTGGAAATAGTTTTAATAGTTTCTTTTCACCTAAGCCTTTTACTCCTGGTAAGTTATCAGAATCATCTCCTGTTAGTATTTTATAGTTAATAAAATTAGCAGCAGATACTTTATATTCATCCTTCACCATAGCTGGGGTATAAAATTTCTTCTTAATAGGAGAATAAACTGATACTTTAGGACTTACTAATTGTAAAAAGTCTTTATCTGCAGACATAATAACTACTTCACCTGGAAGGTGGGTAGCTAAATACCCGATAACGTCGTCTGCTTCTATTTTATCAATGGCAACTAAATTAACAGGAAGTTGTTGTAAATAATCAACTAACCTAACAATTTGATTTTCAATCGATTCAGATTCTTCTTCTTTATCATTGAAAGTATCCCAATGGGTAACTTTAATAAGTTTTCTATTTGCTTTATATTCAGGATAAAGGTATTTTCTATTTGTAGTACTACCTGCTCCTTCAAAGCATAAGATAACTCTTGTTGGTTTAATATGATTAATTGCAAAACCTATTGATTTTAAAAAACCAGTAAGTCCTCCTATATGATGCCCTTGATAATTAAGGTGCTGTATCATTGTAAAACACCTTAAAAAGGTGTTCATAGAATCTATCAGAAGCACCTTGCTGTTTAAATGCAAGGGCTCCTGTTTTGATTCTTTTATATTATCGAGTAAGGATTTAAAAAATGCTTTATTATTCATTTGTTTCAAGTGTAGTGGGTTCATTGTCAAATATGTCTCTGATATCTTCTTCTCCATCATTTTCTTCTACAATATCAAAGTCTTTTGTACCCAATACTTGAAGCCATTCAGCCGAGTGTGCTTTTTTATACTCGTCGACTGCTTTTTTATCATCTTCTATAAAACCATGAACTGTCATAATTGACGCTCCTTTACTGGTAACACCAGTAATATGGTTTTTATCACAACTGATTTTAGTTCGTTTAGCAAACTCTACATCTTTACCATTCTTAGTTGCTTTAATTTTATTAGTACCACTATTAGTAACATTACCAAAAGTAATAACTAATGAAGAATCAAAGAACATAGTGTCACCACCTTTATTTTTCATTTTAGGTTGTTCCATTGGTGAATTAGGTTTTGCTACCCATATCTTATTAACAGCAACTAATGTATTAGTATAAGGCATATTTTCCTTACGTGATAATACTATTTGTTGATTAATAAAATTTCCAAATTGCTGAGACATAGCACCTGCGTTCCACTCATTATTATTCTTTTGAGATTCTATACTTAATCTACAAGGGATAGAACCCACGGAGTCCCAAAAGAAACATAAGTTATAAGGTAAAGCGCCTGTTTTTTGTTCATGCAACAAATCAGCAATAAATGCAGCTACATCTTCAATAGTATTTAAAGCACTTCTATCAGTATAGATAAAAAATCCTTTATAATCTACTATTTCACCTGTACTTTCATCCACTACAGGTTCAATTTCAAAACCCATTTGTTGAGCGTGATCCCAGTTCCATTTCATCTCAGTGATGATGAATACTGGTAATACTCCCATTTTTTGTGCTGCTACGGCCGCTTCAAGTAATGCTGTTGTTTTACCTGTATCCGAGTGACCACGTAACAAAGTTATGTGGCCCATCGGAATACCAGGAATAGACAAAGTATCTTGAAAAGCTTTGGATAAAGGAATCCATGATTGGGGTTTAAACTTAACCGGTTGAGATAAAAACTTTGCAGTCTTAAATTTCTCTAAATCAAAAGTACCTTTTATTGCTTTCGATACGGATGAAGTTAAACTTTCTTCTTTTTTTGTTTTTGCCATAAATGTTATTCTTCATCTTTAAATAAATCGTCGAATTCTTCTTCATCAAAATCTTTTTTCTTCTTAACATTTAACTGTAAACCAGTTGCTTGTTTTGAAGGTGCAGATTCTACCACTTCTTCTTCAGTGTTTTCTGAATCAGTTGGAGTTAACCATTCTTGAAGTGTTTTTTTCATTTCCTCGAACTCGTACTTTTTATATAAAGACATAACATCTGGTTGTTCAGCTAACCACGTTTTAATTTGGTCGTTGTTTTCACTTAATGAAGTAGTCTTAGTACGTACACGAATAGATGATTTGTTAAACTTAGTACCAGTAACTTCAGGTCCAACTGTATCAACGATAAAGTCACGACCATCCATAACATCAGTATAATCTCCGATATCTTCATCTTCGGCCATACTTAACAAATCTAAATACATTTCTTTACCAAATTCCCAAAGGCGAACACCCTTGTCTTCTTCTCCACGTACGATAACAGGAGCGAAGATACGTAATTTTGGTTCTAATTTTTTGGCCAATGACCAGTTTGCCTTATCACTTGTTTTGCGCAATTGAGCTGCAAATTCAACGATAGGGTCTTTTTCACCGAAGTTAGTTAAAGCAATCATCATCCTGTTTCCGATGTTGTAGTGAATGTACGCTTCACGGAACGGATTAGCTTTATCAAACTTAGACGGTACAATACGAATCGTAGTTTTACCTACGGTCGGACGCCAGAAATTTTTAGCGCGATCTTCCTTATTGGAATTTCCGCCTTTCGTCTTCTGTAGCGAATTGAGACGCGATTTGATTGTTTTTAAATCCATATAACTTGTTTTATGTTTTACTAAATATAAGACGGAAACTTATGGTTTCCAAAGATATCCTAGAACTTCGTTATAAAATTCTCTAGCGTGTTTGTTCACATCGGGATACCAGTAATTGTTTTTGAAGTGATCTAATAGATCCATTCCATTAACATCTGTAATTTTTGTTTTCCATCCTGCTGCTTCGAACAATTCATAAATCTTTAACATGCGATTTGTTGTCTGTTCATCACCATTAAGATGAAATTCTAAAGCTATTTTGTTAGTATTTTGAAGTAAATATAACTGTACTGTTTTATCTTCTAAAATTTCATATTCATAACCTTCAATATCAATTTTCCAGAAATTAAATTTGTTAGGATAATTTATTATTAGATTAACTATTGTTTCTGATGTTGCATAATCAGAATCAACTCTGTATTTTGAAGCAGGGTACCATGATAAATTTGTTTTTAAACAATTATGATAAGTAGTTTCGGGTTCAAAACAATAAACATGTTGAGCTCCCTGCCCTAATGCTCTTAAAGCAAATACTCCAATATGACTACCTAAATCAAGAACATTATCTGTTTCCTCTATAGGGAAATATTTTTCATAAATCTTATCATAGAATATTTCTTGAACAGGAATACTATGATGTAATGGTAATCCACAATGAGACGTGTCAGTGGGGTAATAAAGACTAAAGTTTATGTCTTTATAAACTTCAAAACCTAATTCCATAAAATTTAATTTAAATTTACTATCTGATGTATTTTAGTATCTAATCGTTTAAAATCATCGCCGCGAGTAAGTAATATACAGTTACGATAATCATTCCAATTAATCCTATAGTTGTTATCCATGATTCCACCATTCAATGATTTAATCAAGGCATTCAATGCATTAATTGTGTATAATGTGTTGCTTTCTTTTTTTCTATGTAGTAGTATAGTACCGGGTAGAATGTCGTTCGTAACGTTAAACGAGTCTACATTATACGTGCAAACATACTCCTCAGTCGACGGCACATGAAGTACAAATATCTTATTGAATAAGATTTGATACTTGTGTTTGACGTCATCAAGAACTAAGGGGAGATTTTCTTGCGTAGTAAAGGTACAAAATAACTTATTTGCCAAATCTTCAAAATTTAGTCTATTATCCATAAATATTGCAATTAGTTTAAAACCCCGTAATTATCACCTGTTTTCATCTTAGTGGGGAATCCAAGATTTTCAAGCATGTTTTTAATGTCTATTAATAATTTCTTTCCGTCTTTACGAGACACGTCTAATAGAAATGAATCGTAAGTATATAATACTATTTTTGTTTGTTTGTCTTTTAAATAATCAAATACTACTTTTAATGTTTGAACATTATAATAGGTTTCGTATGACTGGATAATGTAACTAAGTATTTTATTTTTATTGGGGTTCTCAATTCGCGAAGCACGAAGTTTAGTCATTGCTAAATCTAATTCACCCTCGTTTTCAAACATATCCCATTTGTGGTCTAAATAATCATTCAATTTAGTAAAAAATGGTTCATGAATATGTTCTTTTCTAATTCCACCGTATAAATTTTGAAACATTACCTCTTTAGGTATTTCATCATATGGGTTAGTTTTCCACTCATATCCAATGATTTTTGCGATAATACGTGGGTGATAAGCGCTATAATCGAATTCAGCGAAATAGTCATTTGTTGGTGTAAACGTTTCCCTAGCGCCGTTATCTTTGTTTAAAGCGCTGAAATTTATATTATTGAATGCGTTAGTAGGACGGGTGGTTTGATTATATAAGTTGAAATATCCATATATACGACCATCAGATACTGAATAGTTTGACCAATTAAATTCGAAATATTTTTTAAGTAATTTCTCGTCAAACCCAATACCTTGTTTTTCTATATTATAGAATACATCAGTATAATCATCATTCAAATATTCATTAGATGTTAATCCTAAACAACCAGATATGTTATCAAATATATTTTCCTGTTTTTCATAATGTTTAGAAATAGGAACAATGCTATTGATATTTTTTAAATGAAAGAACTTATTATAAAAATAATCATGAGTAGTAGTATTGAATGCTTCTTCTTTGAGAACATCAGGCAACATAAAATTAACATCAATAATAGGTAATTCATCACCTATAAGGTATTTAGTTGCCTTTTTATCTAACGTATATATACGTTCATGTTTTTTAGTTAAATAATTTAATACTGATTGTAGTGGTAATTTAAATGCCTCGCTATGATTAATAGTAAATAAATAACCCTTAGATGTAGGACATTTATAGTATATTAAACATGTCTCACTCAGCTTAGGATGGAAATTATCATTAAGCTGAATAATGTTAATAAAGCAGTTTGTGCAGTCAGTATGTAGTCGACTGAGTTGATCTTCAGTCTCAATAATATAAAACATAACCTTTGTTTCTGTAAATGTAAGATGTAAATTTTACCCCTCCAAAATTAAGCAGGGATAGTTACTCGAGCGTATTGAAGAGGATCCTTCAAATATAAATTTAATCCCGGAAAACCTTTCTCTTGTTGACGTATTAAACGTAAATTAGTATCTTCAA